CTAGAGCGTTCTAAAGACTTTACACGCGCAATCAATACGACAACGCCACAGGGTATTGACACACGTGTAACATCGCTAGATGGAGTGCAACTTATCGAGGTTTGGGATGATGCACGTTTCAAAACTCAATTTGATTTCACAACTGGATTTGTGAAAGCTGGTGGCGGTAAAGATATCAATTTCTTGATCGTGGCTAAGACAGCTATCATTGCTAAGGCCAAATTTAACTCTATCTATCTCTTTGCTCCTGGGCAACACACAGAGGGTGATGGTTACCTATACCAAAACCGTTTGTATCATGATTTGTTTGTCTTGAAATCTCAAGAAGATGGGGTTTACGTTTCACATAAATCAGCATAGGAGGTAGCAGATGAAGAAATACATCAAAGAAAATCAAGTTTATACCGTGCAAGATGGTAGCGAGCTTGAGGTACAACTTATGGCAGATGGCTTTGAGGAATTGGTGGAAGATGGTAGCGAGCTTGAAACACCAAAGGAAACTAAGGACAAAGGTAAAGAATAATGGCTAAGTATAAAGCAATTAAGAACCTAATTTTAAAGACACCTGGTATTTATGTGACAGAGGGAGAATTTGTTGAGCTTGAACCGAATTATGCCGATCAAGTCAATAAAGACCTCAAGCAAACATTTCCGGATGTCGATGCAGTTTTAGAGCTTGTAGAAGATGTGCCCACACAATTTGAGCAGGCTGAATAAATAAGGGGTGGCAACACCCTTTATTTTTAAGGGAGGTTACGCATGACTTATTTAACGAAAGATGAGTTTGTTACTGACTTAGGCTTTGATGATGTAACGGATTTTGACAAGTTAGCTAAACGAGCAGAAATTGCTATCAATCTCTATACTCAAGGAATTTATCAAAAACATATTGACTTTGAGAAAGAGGTTGAGTATCGCAAATCTGCTGTAAAGCTAGCTATGGGTTTTCAGATTGATTATTTGAACAACTCTGGCATCATGACAGCTGATGAAAAACAAACCATGACAAGCGTTTCTATTGGTCGTACATCAATTAATTACGGCAATAAACAACGATTTTCAGCAGGCCAACAATTCAACCTTTGCTTTGATGCTGAAAATGCCCTGAAACAAGCTGGATTTAGCTTAATTGTGGGAGTTGATTATGATAGATAAACGCTTATTACAAGATGTTGTTACAATTCGTAAGGTTGAGGGCAAATATAACTATGGAGATATCAAGTACTCTGAGCCATTGGATATTAAACCGGTAAGGTTTGATAGGTCGGTGGTTGTTACAGGTACTAACAACTCTAAAGCTAGACAGAAAGCGGGCGTTGTTTACATTTACCCTAAGTTTGTGAATGTGACAGTTGATGATAGTTGGCTGGGTGCAGTTATGAATGATGGAGCGCGTGATTACCTTGTGATAGGTTATCAACCAAATTACCTTAATGGGAGAATTTTTAGCTATGAGGTTGAAGTTACATAATGGCAGATGTCAGAGTGAGCATTGATCTTGCAGGGGTAGAGAAAAAAGTATCACCTCAAGCTATGCAACGTGGCAAGATTGCTGCAGGTAGTGAGGCTTTGCTTATTATGGATAGTTCTGTACCTCTCAGGGCTGGTGGAGGGGCATTAAGAGCCTCTGGGCGTGTAGAGCCTAATGGAAATGTGAGTTATAACACGGTTTATGCTCGGGCGCAGTTCCACGGCACTAATGGGATTGTTGTTTTTAGGAAATATACAACCTCTGGTACTGGTAGCAGATGGGATAAACCGTTAAAAGCAAACATAGACAAGCTAAAAAAGGCGGCTATTAAAGGAATAGGTATCAGATAATGCAAAACAACAAAAACTTTCAAGATGTGCTACTGGCACATATTAACAACATCACAAAATTGCCATTAAAAGCAAGGCTAGATTATTTTGAAGATGATAAGGATGATTTAGTTATCAATGCTTTAAGTGGTGGAACTATTGACAAAGAGTACATGGATGGCACTAGGGAAGTATCACTACCATTTGAGATTGCTGTAAAGAGTAAATCAAATGCAGTAGCAATTGATACTATCTGGCTTATCAATGGAGATTTATCATCATTTGATATTGATTTGCCTAGTACAGACAACTCTTACACATTCTTATCATTGAAAGTGGATAAACCAGGAATAAATGGTAAGGATGAACAAGGTTATTTTGTCTATTCAATGCAAGTAACCGCGAAATTAGAAATAACAGGAGGATGACATAATGGTACGTCAAAAAAACGCCAAGCGCAAACACGAAATTGCGCCATTTGACCCTAAAAACCCAACAGTTGTACCTAGCGACGATGCTTGGAAACGACTTGCTAAGTACATTGAAACTATTGATGATGAAACGGATGAAGATACAGATGACACTGGTTACTACGATGGAGACGGTACACCAGAGGAAACTGTACTTACTGTAGTTGGTGGTTACTCATTTGAGGGGATCTATGACCCAGAGGATGCAGCTCAAGCGATGATTGCCGCTATGCGTTACAAAACAGGTGAGGCACGCCGTGTATGGCATCGAGTAACTACAGCTGACGGCAAGAAAACTTATACACAAGTTGCAAATGTTTCTGAAATCAAAGCAGGGGCAGGCGATGCAACAGCGTATGAAGAATTTGGTTGCACGATCAAATGGATTAAAGAACCAGTTGAAGCTGGAATTGGTGGATAGTCCACTACATAACTAATAGACATTTTGGAGGAAATTATCATGTCAAACAAAACTGTAATTGATTTAGGCAGCAAGATTCTGTCATTTGATTTTGGAGAGTTTAGTCTTGATTATCGAGCAACGGATAAAAAAGATGCTCAAATTCAAGACAAGGCTGTAGAGTTAAATGATAGGGTAGGCGCTTATCAGAAAGATGTAAAGAACATGAATGACAAAGAGGGGCGTAAAGCTCTAAAACCTATGGTTGATGAGTTCTTTGTAGCAATGTTTGATGAGGATGCCCCTCAAAAAATCTATGAGGTAGCTGGTGAAAACACTTGGAATTATCTCAATGTATTCTTACAGGTTTCAGCAACAATTAAAAAAGAATGGAAGAAGAAACTAAACGATGAAAATTTCAAGAAGTATCTTGCTGAATAATGTTTGATATTTCCAAAAAAATGGATGACAAGCTGGTACTTAATAACAAAGAGTATCAGCTTTTATTATCGTTTGATAGGGTGTTATGGATTTTTGATATGTGGGGTAAAGGACATATCCCAGTAGAACTTAAACCAAAACTAGCTCTAGCAAAATTAACCGATGATGTAACTTTTAAAGATATGGATACAAGGCAGGCGTTAGCTATCTATGCAGATATATTTGAAAAGCACATACAGGTTACTAGGGCTATTGATGAGGTTGATAGGTATGATATCGAGGGGAATGTATTGCCTAAAAAAACCAAAGATGCCCAAGATCACGATGATAAGCCCTTGTTTAATATCAAATATGATGGCGAGTACATTTTTTCATCGTTTATGCAGGCCTATAACATTGATTTGATTGAACAACAAGGGAAATTGCATTGGCAGAAGTTCAATGCCCTATTGTCTGGTTTACCAGATGGAACAAAGTTTGTTGAGGTAATGAAAATTAGAGCGTGGAAACCCTCAAAAGGGGAAAGTTCAAAAGAAAAACAAAAAATGCGTGACCTGCAGGAGCAATACGCATTGCCAAATATTTAATAAAGAAAGGAGGTAGAACATGGCAGACGGTAAAGTAACCATTGCGGTTGATTTGGATGGTAAGAAAGCTCAAGGGGATATAAATAGTCTGAAATCATCATTAGGTGGGCTAGGTTCAGCTTTTAAATCGGTTTTAGGAGCAAATTTAGTTAGTGGCGCATTGATGAGTGGAATTAGTGCACTTACAGGAGGAGTTAAAAGCGCATTTTCATCAGCAATTGATGAGGGGGCAAAATTACAACAATCTATCGGTGGTATTGAGACACTTTTTAAAGACTCAGCTGGTACTGTTAAACAGTATGCTAATGAGGCTTTTAGAACAGCTGGAGTATCAGCTAATGAGTACATGGAAAATGTAACATCATTTTCTGCCAGCTTGATTTCTTCTTTGGGAGGAGATACAGCAAAGGCTGCTGAGTTAGCGAATACAGCAATGACAGATATGTCAGACAACGCAAACAAGATGGGTTCTGATATGAAACTCATTACTCAAACTTACCAGTCATTGGCGCGTGGTAACTATGCAATGCTAGATAACCTAAAACTTGGTTACGGTGGAACAAAAGCAGAGATGCAACGACTAATAAAAGATGCTGCTAGTTACAAAGATGTGCAAGAGGAGTTGAATATGACCGTGAATGAGGGTGACTTGTCATTTGCAAACATGGTCAAAGCAATTTCTGTTGTACAAAAGAAACTAGGGATTACTGGTACTACTGCTAAAGAGGCGGCCGAAACATTTTCAGGATCTTTTGCATCTATGCAAGCTGCATTTAAGGATTTCTTAGGAAACCTTACCACAGGAGGAGATATTAGCAAACCATTAGAGAACCTTGCTAAAACAGCATCAACATTTATCTTTAGAAACTTTATACCGATGGTAGGTAATGCTTTTAAATCTTTGCCAAAAGCTATCTCAACATTTTTAGCATCAGCTAAACCAGAGATAGAGGCAGGATTGAAAAAGATGTTACCAGAGGAAATGGTAAACAATATCATGGGAGCTTTTGATAAAGTTGGTAACTTTTTATCTAGTTTCAAAGACACTGGAGCTATAACGGCAGTAGCTGGAGCTTTCAATGCAGTTAAAGATGCAATAGGTCATGTCTTTTCATCTCTAGCTGGTAGCGGAGAAAATTTTGATAAGATCGCTAAAGCTTTAGGTGAGGTGGTTAAGTTTCTTGCAGATGCTGCTACCAAAGGGGCTGAATTTATTTCCTCATTACCGCCTGGTACTATTCAAGCAATCGCTAGTGCAGTGATCGGGATGGTTGCAGCGTTCAAGACAGTATCAATTGCAACTAAGGCTATAACTGGGCTAAAAACTGCTTTTGGGTTGTTAAAAATAGCTTTGTCCAATCCTTGGGGTCTTGCTATTGCAGGTATTGGTGCTTTAATCGGTTGGTTTATTCAAGCATATACCACTAGCGAAGATTTCAGGAATAAAGTTAATGAAGTCGTTGAGGCAATTGGTAAAATAGCTAGCAAAATTGGGGAGTTCTTATCTGGAATAGATCCATCTATTTTTGCGCTATTACTACCAGTATTAGGGACTTTGTTATCTAAATTCAAAGGTTTTGATATCATCGGAAANCATCGGCGACTCAATCTAAAGGTATCATAGAGCAAGTCTTTTCTGGTCTTGGTTCTCTTATCACATCTATTTCACAAGGTATTTCAACAGTACTACAAGGACTAGCAACAGCTATCTCAACAGTTGCCCAAGGTTTTGGTCAAGCGGCATCAATGGCCAGCCCTGCCCAATGGCTATCAATGGGGGCTGCAATGCTAATGGTTGGTGCAGGTGTGGCTTTAGTTGCTGGAGGTATCTATATATTAGTTCAAGCAGCAATAGAACTAGGTAATGCCGGAACAAGTGCCCAATTGGCAATGCTTGGCCTTGGAGTTGGTATAGCTGTATTAGCAGGTATATTTGCCTTGTTGGGGCCAGCTTTGACAGCTAGCGCTGTTGGGATACTTGCATTTGGAGCATCAATTGCTTTAATTGGTACAGGTATTGCTATTGCAGCATACGGCCTCTCAATACTAGTAAATGCTTTTGCAAATGCAGAGGGAGCAATCACAGCAACAGGCCAAGCTATAAGCACAGCGGCTCAAGGTATCGGTCAAGGGTTGCAAACAGCCCTTGATGGTGCTGCACGAGTTGTTGAGAGTTTCGGTACAGCGATTAAGACAGCCCTTGATGGTGTAGCAAATGTATTTAAGAGTGTTGGAGAGGCCATTAGAACTGTATTAGATGGTATTAAAGGTGTAATTGAGTCAGTTGGGAACTCGTTCACCAAAATAGGCGACTCACTAGCTAAGATTGCTAGCAATGCAGGTGGCATTATGAATGCTGCAGCAGGAGTTGGAGCACTAGCAGCAGCTGTTACAGGTTTAGGTGCAGCATCTTATGCAGGAAACTTAGTTGGATTTACTGGTGACATTGAGAAACTTAATGTAGCGATTAAAAATCTTGGCTCTGGCTTTGCTGGAATTTCAAGCTCTTTTCAAACAATAGGAACATCAATGTCTTTAGTTGCTACATCATCTATGATGGCAGTTACAGGGCTTACGAACTTTTCAACTCAGATAACATCATTATCAACAACTTTAGGTATATTGCCATCTATTATGACAACGGCAGTATCTGGCTTTACTATTTTTACAGCACAGATTTTAAGTAGTGTGGCAGGATTAGCGGCAATAAATGCCCCAATCGCTATGTTTAACTCCCAAATTATGACCATGACACCATCATTGATGATGGCAGGAGCTGGGCTTTCCGGTTTTAATGCTCAAGCAAATGCTGCAGGTAACGCTATGAGAGCACTAGCAAGCAACTCAAGTGTCGCACAAGGTCAAGTCACAGCGCTAGGTGTGTCTATCCAAGCAGCCATGTCTGGGGCTACTGCATCAATTTCTACTGCTGGTAATCAGATGGTGGTTGTGATCCAGTCTAGTATGATGCAATTGTCTATGGTTGTAACTAATTCTATGACCAATGCATCCAGCGCAGTACTTAATAGCTCAATGCAGATGAGCACAAGTATTAGAACAGCTGGTACTCAAATGACTACCACAATGCAATCAACGTTAAATCAGATTGTATCTTTAACCAAAGACGGAATGACAAGGGCATCCCAAGCGGTACAACAGGGTGGCGCTCAAATGGCGCAATACATTCAGTCATCAGGTCAAAAAATGGTGACATTGATGCAATCAGCAATAAATACCGTAGTAAATACTGTCAATAATGGTCGTAGTCGAATGATAAGCGCCGGTCAATATATGAGCGAGGGTCTTGCTGTAGGGATGCGTAATGCTCTTCCAGCTGTTACGGCAGCAGCTAATGCACTTGTTGCAGAGGCAGAAAGAGCAGCGCAAGCAAAAGCTAAAATTAACTCACCATCACATCTATTTAGAGATGAAGTTGGTTGGTGGATCGGTGCTGGTGTTGCTAAAGGTATCGATCAATCTACTGTCAAAGTTGATGAGGCGATGACCGATATGTATAGTAAGATCAATGCTTTTAGTTTTAAACCTGAAAATGTTTTAGGCGTCGGTAAAACTAACATTTCTCACTCTGTGACAGCGAAAGTGATGAGAGAACAAGCGATGCGTGTGACCGCTGATGACAAAAAATCTCAAAAGGATGCTTATCATGTTCAAAACAATAATCTTTTGGAAAATCTTTTAGATAAGGTCTATGACCTTGAGGTACTTTTAGAAAAAGGTAAGAAGATTGTACTTGATAGTGGAACTTTGGTCGGAGAAACAAAGGACATATTTGATGAGGCCATTGGTAGTAACACAGCAATGATTAGGAGACATCAGTTATGATTTTAGAAATTATTGAATACATTAAGTTTGGTGATTTTGATACTAAATCTAAGGGGTGGTATCTAGTAAGTAGAGATGCCCCCTCACCAGAGGAAAAGGAGGTTCTGGAAAATCTCCTTTATTCTCAGGGAGTGCTAGATTTTTCAATGATGAACGGTGAACGATATTTCAACAATCGCATTATAACTTATGAATTTAAGTTGCCCAATACAAAATACGCTGACAGAAAAACAGCGGAACGAGAAGTCAAGTCGTCACTTATGCGTATTGGTAAATCAAGACTCACTGATACACATGATGAGGGATTTTACTGGTATGGCAAATGTAAGAGTGTCAAAGTGCAGGATGATCCTCAAAAGAGGGCATTAGTAGCAACTATTGAATTTAGCTGCTATCCATTTCTTATAGCTCTGGATGATTTCTTTGATGATGTTTGGGATGATTTCAGTTTCGAGTATGGTGTTGCTAACTGGACAAAATGGACAATAAAAAACAAGCAAGTAGTCCCAATCTACAATCCTGGAGATACAACTATCATCCCAAAAGTTATCAGTAGTTCTAATATCGTTATTGAGCATAATGGATCGGCTTATCAATTTAGTAAAGGGGAGCAAGAAAATGTACTGTTAAAGATACCGCCTAAACAACTTGCATTGTTCACAATCACAGGTAGTGCAGACGTTTCTTTTCGGTTTTCTAGGGAGGTGTTGGGATAATGAGTGTGAATACAGTAAAAAATCCCGGCTATCTTGCTCTATACTGGGATAAGGCAGAAGATATTGGTGATACTAGTAAGCAAAAAGTATTGCATGAACCGACAGTTTCTCGTAGAGAATATAGGTTAAGCTCAGGTAGTATCAAGCAAATTGTAAATGGTATCAATGAGTGCCGTCTGGTTATTGGAATGAATCACAATTTATACAAAAAAATAAAACCTATCAAGGGCATTGTAAAGATTGTGAATTTATTTGATGACGAGGTGGAATTTTATGGCCGGGTCTTATCGGTGTCGATGTCTATGGCATCTGATGGTTTTGCTCAAGAAATCATTTGCGAGGATATGCTAGCATATTTACATGATAGTTGCCAGGACTTTGAAAAAGTACCAAACAGAGGGCTTGAGGACTATCTAACTCGTATTATTAACCGCCATAATTCTCAAGTCGAGCCACACAAGCGCTTCAAGATTGGTGTAGTCAATGTACCAGCGCCATCTGATACGCCATTTAGGTATACTGGCTATGATACTAGTTGGGACACCATCAAGGATAAATTGATTGGGAAAACAAACGGATATTTGGTACTAAGGCATGAAACAGATGGTATGTACATTGATTTTTTAAAACAAATTGGAGATAAAATCAATGGCTCACCGATTATGCTAGGCTCAAATATTAAGACAGCTACCAGAGATTTATCTTTTGATGGTCTGTTGACTAGGATTGTCCCAGTAGGAGCAGATTTAGATAATGGTACGACTTCGGAAACAGCTAGCGCAGATATTATACGTGAACAAGTTACTATCAAATCTGTCAATGGTGGCAAATATTGGCTGGAAAACGAGGAGTTGATTAAGCAATTTGGCTTGATCACAAAATCAGTTACATGGTCAGATATTTATAGCCCGGATATCTTAAAGAAACGCGGGCAACAGTACATAGATAATCTCAAATCAATCCTAGCTAGCTGGAAAGTCGAGGTTGTTGAGCGATGCTTAATTGATGCGAACTATGTCAAGTTTAAAGTAGGTAATACCCATCAAATCATCAATGCCCCTATGTCTGGTGTCGAGGAGTTACAAATCATTGAGAAAACAATAAATATTACTAAACCTCAATCAGTATCTCTTACCATTGGTTCGAGTAATCAGAGTTTATCAATGTTTCAACTGCAACAACAGGAGGCTCAAAAGTCAATGGAGAAGGCTGCAGCAGATAATGCAGCCAAACAAAGACAACTTGAGGAACAAACAACTAAAGCAAATAATATTGCATTGCTGGAAAGTGAACTGTCACAATACCAAGTACAGTTAGAAAGTATAGCTCAAGAGATAGCGACGCTTAATAGTGAGATTAAGAAACTGGATGATAAAAAGGATACTGATTTGATTACGACTTTGACAACTCAAATAAAAGTAGCCGAAAGTAAGAAAGAACTGTATGAAACTAAGATTTATGAAATACAGACAAAACTTAAAGAATTAAAGGAGGTACCAAATGACTAATAACATCGAGGCAAGAGGCGATGCACGGTTTTATCAAGATGATACACACATGGATTACAATAAACTCTATACAATTGATGAGGTTCTTGATGCCATTACTCAAAAGAAATATGGTAAAGATGTGAGGTATGCTCTTAGGGTTGGATTAGAACGTGTATATCACGATGCCCAAGAAAACAGTAGCGATAATAATTTAGAGGTTGCAAGAGCTAGAGGTAAATTCGATACACTCTCTGAAAATCTTTTGAGTATAAACGCCAATGCAGACGCTGCTAATCAAAAAGCCAGCAAACTTATAAGTGACAAAGTTGACAAAAATGGTGCTGCACAAGTTACTTGGGCAATGTTAGCACAGGATGCAAGAGAACAAATCTCTGGAAACAAAGTGGCAGTTGTTGGAAATAACGCTGTTAGTTCCGCTAACATTGTTAATGGCTCTGTAACGGATGCTAAATTGGATGAGCGCATGGGTTTTGGTTTAATGTTAGCAGGGCGATTAACAATTGATGCAAAAAATTCTACAGTTACATTAGGCAGCGGAAGTTGGTTCCAAGTAGGTAAAAGAAAAGCTAGCGTGAATGAGAGGTTATCAGCACCTTTACCAAAAGAAGCAGTAAGTCAATACGTTATATACAATGACGAAACTCAAGAACTGTATGTGAGAAATCTTGGAAATATTAGCAATATCGGTAATAGAGAAACCATTCTTGCCATTTTGTATAACGGGGTGCTTGTGCATCCACAATCTTCTCCTTTCGTCAAAACTATTGGACTAAAGATAGGGGAGAGAAGTGACTATATAGATGCTAACTGGGGTACAGTGATTCAAGGTCAAATTATATTTGACCCAAAAACACGAACGTTGAAAGGCAAACGTGAGGGAAATAATTTTATCATTGCTTGCGATGGTTACTTCATCGATGGTATTGATGACTTTGAATTGACGTTTGATTCACCTTTCGGGCGCTTGTTATTGTTCGATAGAGACGCTAAAACTTTTCAGCTTACGACCATGTATTCTTATTCAGAATACCGACGAACTGAAATACCAAAAACAGCATCTCTAATCAAAATTGCAGAAATATATTTTGATGAAATTCGACATATATCTCACGAAAGAAATTTTGTTAACGTCGATAAGTTGGCTTCTGCTCAGTCAATAATCACATTAGAGCATCTCAAAATCGACCTGCAGACTAAAAAGACTGTTTTTGTAACGTTGGGAGATAGTACAACTGACGCACTAAGAACAACTGGCTATACAGGAAACGTTCTTGAAAGTTTGGTTGACAAACCTAACAGCTACACTGAAATTTTAAATAACATTGTAAATGGTCAAAAAGGTTATTCATTCAACCATAAATTTTACAATCGAGGATTCTCAGGAAAAACAATTAATTGGCTTCGTCAAAATTTGGACGCAGTTCTATCTCCGATACATGAGCCGATTGATTATGCATTTATTACGATGGGCATCAATGACCTGGTATATGATGCAAGTAAGATTAAATCGTTCCGTGACGATCATATCAATATTATCAATCGTTTGCTGGAAAAAGGGATTAAACCTGTACTAATGAGCACTCAAGCCGAATTTGAGAACCACAAGCGTTTTGGTTCGAAGATTAATGCTATAGCTGATAATGTAAAAAAAGATTTAGCGGCAGAATTAGGAATACCATTTATTGATTATAACGCAGGTACACGAAATATTTTGAATAATTCAGAATATAAGATTAAGGAATTAATTCCTGACATGTGTCATTTTGGAGATCTTGGACATCAAAAAGGGGCAGAATTCTTAGCAAGTCAATTGATACATCAGACGGTTGTGATTTCAGAATCTAGCAAAATTGGATATCAAAACAACAAGGTTGTCTCAGATTTAAGCTATTCAGATTACTTAACAGATGAGCAGGATGAAGTCAAATTTATTGGAAGAACTGACGGTTTTGATCTAGAAGGTCAATTAAATGCTACTCAAACAAAGAAAATGTTTGAGGTTTCGATTTATATTGAACGTCCGTCAATTGTCCGCTATTTTGGAGACAACGTGATTGTGACATCGAACGGACAGGCGTTATCAGACGGAGCGGTGCTCGATGTCGGATTTTATCGAATCACAGCCAAGAATAGCCCTGGAGTTGCTAGTAAATTCCGTGGATTGAAATTTACTTTGAAAGAAGTGTAAAAATTAGGAGGGGAACAAGGAATATATGCAAATTGAATTTTTTAACTTTTTTAGAAGCGTCATCCAAACCGAAGATGGTTTGGTATTGTACGCTCTAGCACTAATTGTCTCAATGGAAATCATTGATTTTGTAACAGGGACAATTGCTGCGATTGCCAACCCCGACATTGAGTACAAGAGTAAAATCGGCATCAATGGGTTACTTCGCAAAATCTTAGGGGTTCTCTTGCTGATGATCCTCATTCCGATGTCCGTTTTGTTGCCTGAAAAGACAGGTTTTGCATTCTTGTACTCAATTTATCTCGGGTACATCGCATTTACTTTTCAATCGCTTATTGAGAACTACCGTAAATTGAAAGGAAATGTTACCATTTTTCAACCAATATTGAAAGCATTTCAACGATTGATTGAAAAAGACAATGATACGAAAAAAGGAGAATAAACATGATTAACTGGAAAGTACG